CTACGATAACCGCGCATTCAACATGGCTATCTGTTCGTCGTTCATGTCATCAATCCACATACCGTAAATTTCATACACCATCTGCGCAGTTTCATGCCCCATTTGGCTGGCTATAAATGCCGGGTTCGCTCCTGCCGTCAACAGCCAGCAGGCAAAAGTATGCCGCGTATGGTACGGATTACGGCGGCGAATACCAGCACGTTTTACTGCTGCATTCCACCTTGCCCCCAAACTGCTTACCGAGTAATAAGGTTTTTGTTTTCCGTTACACACCCTGGGCATGAAAACAAAATGCAGTTTTTGCTTTTCGGTTCTGCCGTACTCCCGATGATAAAAGGTGATTTCGCTTTTGCGATGATGCCCGGTCAGTTTGTATTGCTCCTTCAGTGCTTCAAGAGCAGGCTGCAGTAGTGTTACTGTTCGGATCCCGGCATTTGTTTTTGGGGGACCGAACATATCAAGTATCGTCAGGTTTCTTCTGACATTCACTATTCCCTTTTCGAGATCCACATCCTCCCACGCCAGAGCTGCCAGTTCCCCGTGACGAAGTCCTGAGTAAACGGCAAATTTCCACAAGTTCTGGCTCTGTCCTTTTTCACTTTCCATTAATGCATTGAATTCTGTTTTAGATAACGGATCAGGCTTTATTCTGTTTCGCTGTAATTTTTTTACTCCTTCAAATGGTTTGGTTGATATAAATCCCGACTGATACGCAAAACGCAACAGCGAACAGAGCAGGGCGATATAGTTATCAACTGTGCGCACGGTTCTTCCTTTTTTGTTGGATCTTGGATTATCCAGGTAAAGCGTTTCTCCATGCAGCAGTTCATTCCGGTAGTTTAAGATATCGCTATAACGAATATGTGATATCGGGGTACTTTCACAAATTATTATTCTGAGTGTTTTTAATTGTGATTTCGTTTTCTTCATTGTGTTTGTTGTTAACTCTGTCTCTTTAATTTTTGTCCAGATATCACAAAGCTCTCCGAACGTTTTTATGACTCTCGTTGTCACCATTTTTGCCCCAGTGCTGGACTGGGGAAAACGTCTTAAATACTCAAATTCACCGGAGTTTATTTCATGAACTATCAGCGATCTTAAATTTCCGGCCTTTTTAATATTACTGTTTGTAATCTCCCAGCCTTTTAATGTTTCCCGACATCGTTTTCCTCGAAACATGAACCAGATGCGAATGTATCTACCTCTAATCTCGACACCTGTTGGTAATTTAGACATATCATGAGTCTTTGATAAACTGATTTATCTTTGGATAGTTGTACCAGATAATCCCTCGTTTGCTGTCTGGCTTACCTAAAGGAGATACTCGTTTGAAGTGGAAGCCCTCCACCCAACAGTTCTGGCGGTATGCTTCAATTTGTCTGGCCCCCAGACCAGTGCGAAGCATCAGGCCGTATTCAACCATCCACTCTTCATTAAAGATTACTTGTGCCATCGCATCACCTCTGGCAGGCGCCAATGTTAGACTGAAATTGACGCCCGATGTTGATTATTAATAATCAGCTATGAAGTTTTAATTTGAATACAATGCAATTCTCGAGGACTGAAGTTTCTCGCAATTAAAATTTATCAGTTTTACTTTCTGCTCTCTGGAAACGCCTGCTTCTTTTTTACCTGAGAGCATTTTTTCGCATTCTGATTTCGTTAGTTTAGATTTTGAATATCTTGTCCAGTTAGTAGAAGTGCCACCTTCCTTTTCAATAGTGGCGGTAATTTTATACATGAACACCTCCATTATTATTTCCAGTGGTTCGTTTATTCCATCTTTCGAGTGCTTCTTTTTCACTTCCACCATAACCGGTTCGGGATTCGCATCCGTTACACTTCGCTCGGTAATATCCTGAAATGGCTTTCACCGTTACTGATGGACAACCACAAAATGGACATGGTTTAACATTGTCATATCTCATAATTTTTCTCATAAAAAATATTTCAAGTTGGCGGTGCATTACACCGCCAGGCTGAATTATTCCTCTGAATTATCGATTACACTGTATTCCCCGGTTAATACAGAGGAATCTGCAGGATCGATTGTCAGTGGTTCCTTTTCATCCATTGATACTGCACGCTGGATCTCAATTGATACGGGCAGATATTTGAACAGGCGACGAATAGCCGTTTTCTTTGCCATTTCTTCCCAGTGAGTTACCCACGGCCCGTTATTACCAGCTTTACTCAGGCTGCGCACCAGCTCAATCTGTTTGCGCGTCATAACTTCAAACTGAGTACCTCCGTCTTTCAGTCTTGCGACAGCATAGACGTGGGTAACCGGGGCATCTTCGTTTTCTCCCGGGCGGTGTATTAACTTTTCATCAAGGCCAAATTCGAAGCTAAACTCGTCACCTTCACGGACAACACGGGCTGACAGGCTGGCGATTTGACCAGAACGGCGAGCCAGATCAATCATGCCGCGATAGCCAATGATTAGCTGAACGTTCTTTTTACCGCTCTTTTCGTTTTTATTACCAAAAGGCAGTAAATATGCATGACCGAGGGCGCTACCTGGCTCAAGTCCGAGCTGTGAACACTGTACGATCGCACTGACAAAACTCATAGTGTCACAGTTTCCTAACGCCGGAACTTTACGAATTTCTGTGGTGGCGATACGGATCATACGTTCAGCCGTCATATGGCGTGGAAGAGCTGCTGCCAGTTGCTCTTTCATTGATGGCTGGTTAATAAAACTAATCACGTCGCTATTTTTAACTGCTGCTGGTGCACGGTTTCCCTGAGTTTTTTGCAGATCGGCTTTTGCGATTGGTGGTTGCTTAGTCATTTGCATATTCCTTAGCCCAGCGGGGCAGTGATAATGTCTTAATAGCTGGCCATTCATCGGTATTCAGGCAGTCAGACAGGGTTCGCAGATTGCGGTGATATTCCTGTTGACCTGCCAGTTTTGCTTCTTCGCCCATCATGAAAATTTCAACCGGATAACGTCCGCATTCAATAGTTGTGCTGGCAACCAGAAAAACGAAAGTTGGCTGCACTCCAAACTGTGCTTCATAACCGTCACTGTAGAATGCATCCTGAACGTGATAGCGGTAGTCGTAATAAGCGGTTTTGAATCGTTGAATATCCGCCGTAGTTTTCACGTCCATGATCCAGTGAAATTCAGGGATAATTTTGTCCGGACGGCACCGACACAAAATTCCTGTTTCAGGATCTTCCCAGTAAATTGATGATTCAGCGTGTCCGGCGCTTTCAACAAGCCATTGCCCCAGCGGCAAAGCCATAACGCTTTGATACATGAGTTCAATTTTCCGGCCTTCTTCCGCAGTGATAACCGTTTTTCCTGTGCTTGCGCATTCCATCAGAAACGCTTTCTCTTCTTCTTTTCCGGCGTTTGTACGGCGGTTAAATTCAGGTGCTACGATAAAGCGGTTACTGAATTCTTCCGGTTCAAGTACCCGGCAGTGGAAAGCAGTTCCTAAATCGAGCGTTTTTGTCTTTGTGGTGTCCACGGGGGCATTTTTACGCCACAAATATAGTGCCGGAGTATCAGCAATGTCATCGAGCTGAGACTTACTGATACCGGGACCCGCGTGGTAATTCTCATTCGAAATTCCGTAATAAATACCTGGCTCTATGTCTTCTACGATTACGGGATCTGCGACTTCGCCAGTTTCATCACTGCAATCGCGATGCGGATCGCTGCCAGCATTCTCATTGTGCGGATGTTCAGCGCCTTCCATTTCCTCCGGATCATTTTCCTTAGCTTCAACCTGACTCTCTTCATCGAATGTTTCCTGGTATGTTGCGTCGCCCATCACCGCACCACAGTCAGGGCAGTTATCCCCGCCAGTCTGGCCGCAGGCATTGCAGGCTATTTCCGGTTCCTGTTGCACTACTGGCTCAGGTTGATTCATATCTGGGCTGGTTTTTTCCGTTTCTGGCTGGTTCTGGTACACACAATCGCGAGTCTGGATCCCCTTTACCCATTTCGGATCGTTCGGGTCGCTAATTCCGTCAACAAATTCACCACGTGATGCAGCAAGCAATTTATCGGCATCGACAGGATTTTTTGATGGAATGTTTTTCCGGGCTTCATGGAGTTCTGCCCGCAGTTCCTGATATTTCGCATCAACAGAATTTACCTGTGACTGAGCATCCAGCGGCTGCGTGTCCTGATGATGTTCAGTTGCGTCCTGTTCCATTGTTTCAGCCTCTCCCTGTTCAACTGCCGTTGTTCCAGATGGTTGCGGTTTTTCTTCATCATCCTGTTTTCCTTCTTCTGTTACTCGCTGCGGCATCGGGGCAGAGGAGCGACCGCAGGCAATATCCACGATTTCCGGATCAGGGTTGGCATGATCGGTTTCAGTCAGTACTTTGTTCAGATATTCAGTGACGTGCGCGGGGATGACCTCGATCCCAATTGGTGCTTCTTTTACGGACGCAACCACGATGGCGCGGGAATAATCCAGCCCGCCAGGCATGGTGATGAATTTGTCGCGGAAAACAGAAAAGGGCGGTTTATTTTCAGCGATAATTTCCTCAATGCGTTTAGCGTGTGCCGGATGAAGGTTATAGATGTCCAGATCCATTGAACGGGCCAGTACGCCAGTGGCTACGTCGCGCGCCAGTGACGTCAGATCGTGTACGAAACCTTCGCCGCGATCGGTGAGGTTTCCGCCGCCAGCATTAGCACCGGAAGCCGTGCGAGTGATGTGTGAAACACGATTACCCTTCATCCACTCTTTTGTCAGCAGTCCTCGATCGGTGTAGTCAGCGTTCAGGTATGCTTCGAAAAAAGCAGTTATCAGTCCCAGGTTTGAATTACCAGGATTAGGGAAAACTTTGTCAGTGTCACGAACCAGTTTGTGGAGTTCGCGAATTTCCAGCGGGTCGAGCAGGCTGGTTTTGTGGGAAACAGCCAGGGCAGTAACAGCCGGTAGTTCTTCAGCCCGAGCAATGTGTAATGCCTGGAGTCCGTCGCGTGAAACGTGCGTTACCGGTTTTTCGCTGCCGTGTTGAGCAAGCCAACGAATGGGCAGTTCCTGGCCAGAAATTGGGAGTAGCATATTCTCCTCAATCTCAGTCATGTCTTCGCCGTTGACGTTGGTATTGCCTTGATAGTGAGCGTTGTCTGGTGCTGCTCCCGGTTTTAGTTCCCATGTCATGGAGTCTTTGCTGAGTTGATAGCGTTCACTCCAGGTAAAATCGATCTCACCTTCAGCGGGCAGGTCATTAACGACAGGAAAATTCGTGGCAACAGCTTTAAAATAGCTGCTCAGTTTTTTACCTGACTTAACGATCAGGTAGTCCAGAGTGGCACAGGTCGATTCAAAATCGTTGCTTGCCCACAGGACGACGTCAGGTTCACCGGATGATTTTTTCGCTTTCCGTAACAGGAAGAGTGGTTTTGTGCTCATTGTTTTTTAACCTCAACTCAGATTAAAATTCGTTTTGTTCAGTGAATGATCTTGCCGGATACACACTGTTCATAGCCTGCGCCATACGCAGGCTATTTCTTTCAGATTTCACCTTTTAATTTCATTGCAATTAGAGTTGCCAGAAATTCGGCTTTTTTTTCTGCGGGCAGATTCTTTCCGATATGCACCAGGCACATTTTTTTGACACCTTCATCAAGTGTTTTTACGTTGCCTGATGGACCATCGATATCAACCACAGTGAATGGGGTTTCTTTATTTTCTGTTTTAATTACGTAGCCAATGCGCTTTCCTTCCAGATTCACCTCGTGAACAATGTCATCGGTAGTTACAACAGTGGCTTCATAATTGGTAATCATGTTTTTCTCCTTAATTAAGGTTGAGCGAATACCTGCCATTTCTGGCATAAATTCAGTTTCGAATAGTCAATTAATTAAAGTTCATGTGCCATCTGGTCTTTTTCGGCACAAGCTTCACTGCAATATTTTCTCGGTTCGTCTTTTGATAAAATCCCGTGCATGAAGTGAAGCATTCTTTCAATAGCTTTGCTTTCTTCAACGTCTTTTTTGCAAAGGTGGTAAGCACATTTTATTTTCTTAGTCATCACCATGACTCCGCCTTTACAGGTAAACCATCACGACCGAGGAAGACTTTAATCATGCGGTCAGTAATGCATGTTTTTGTGGTCAGGTTACGAATATATAGTTTTCGCTTTTTAATATTGTTTGCCGAGGCAATATATGTCCGGCCTTCATGAAGAACATAATCGCCAGGAGTCACACACTGACGTGGTATTTCATCAGTTCCGAAGTGATGTGCAATCATAATTATCTCCATTTTTACAAATGAACTTTGTTGATGCGGTGCCTGGTGCCTCCAGGTGACTGCAACCAGTTAACAATTACAGTCGGCTTTCCCACCCAAACCAATAAGGACTAACATGACTTTTAACTGTGCCACGTGCGCTTAGCCGCATTCACCGCATCACAAAATTCACTTTAAAAAGGGCGGACATCAGCCGAACTTCAAGAAAAAAACTGATGCCGCCAGGACTACACACAGCAATGTCGTTATTTACAACCGGAGGCGCACTCCCACCATTTAAATTTAACAGACAAGACCGACTCTTTATGGATATCGGAAATGCGCCTTCGTGTTGTGCCCGGTTTTATTTCACCACCTCCGGGCTTCGGTGGTCTCGGCTATACCCCTACAGCGAGAGCTTGTGTTAACATTTCAATACCCTTACAGTTGAGAGTTATTGATATGTTGGATGTATTTACTCCATTGTTGAAACTTTTTGCTAACGAGCCACTCGAAAGACTTATGTATACGATTATCATTTTTGGTCTCACTCTCTGGCTGATACCGAAAGAGTTTACTGTCGCATTCAACGCTTATACTGAAATACCTTGGCTCTTTCAGATTATCGTTTTTGCCTTTTCTTTCGTGGTCGCCATTTCCTTCTCAAGATTGCGAGCACATATTCAAAAGCATTATTCATTACTACCAGAGCAACGAGTATTGCTTCGTTTATCTGAGAAAGAAATCGCTGTATTTAAAGATTTCCTTAAAACAGGAAATCTTATTATCACTTCTCCTTGCCGTAACCCGGTTATGAAAAAATTAGAACGGAAGGGCATCATTCAACATCAGAGTGATAGCGCAAACTGTTCTTATTATCTCGTCACCGAAAAATACTCCCATTTTATGAAGTTATTCTGGAACAGCAGGAGTAGACGTTTTAATCGTTAGCTTACTGTGTGCTTCTTCAACCATCGGCGCGCACCAGTTTCGGTTTTAAATGTTTTGCTTTTGGTATACGTCATGGCAGTGAACGTTCCATCCTGGTTGGGGAACACGCCGCACACCAGGGATTCGTTGTTGCCGAGGTCGATTTTTTGCATTTTGCGAATCTCACATCTTGTTGCTACGTATAGCGACTTCTGCCTGCCAGAGATCCCAGTCGTTGCTGCGTAAAGCCTGCACAGCCTGGTTGTAAGTGATACCGCAACAATCCATCAAATACTGAACTACTTCGTAATGCACCATCTTATCTCTCCCCTTAACGCCGGGTGGCGGAACTAACTGCTGCACTGCAAAATTTGAATCCCGCCGTCATGTTCATACGCCTCGGGCTGGCTACTTAACCCCTTACCACTGCCTGGTAACTCGAAGTATTGCCCGGCGTTCTGTGGGGCGGGGTGGGTGGTATGCTGGAACTATAGGTAATGCCTAATTGATTGTCAATAGGCTATGCCTAATGTTTTGAGCGTAACCTAATAGGTGATGGCGACAGCAGAAAGTGATGGGGGGGTTAAATAACGGAATCCAGGAGTTTTCCGTCAGACCATATAAGTTTAAGTTCCAGTTTTTGTGATGTTCTGGCTTTTCCGTTCAGATTCTAGAGCTTTCAGATACTTACCCACTTTCATTTCCATCGCTGCTATATAGGCGCGAACATCGTGGTCAACCCAATCTGGTTCTGTAGCATTTCCAGATAACAGGAAAGCTACAATCGCTCTTATTTCATCAGAGGCTGCTTGATAAAGGTTGTTTATATCTAAAAGTTCACTTTTTGTATCTGAATTGGTGGGGGTTGGTATGGGGTATTCGTTAAGCCCCCAATGCTCTGGACCAACAACATCAGAAAAGAAACGCCATAATTCTGGAAGTTTATCTTTACTTATAGAGCCTTTCTTAATCCAGTCATAAATTGATGGTGGTTGGACTTTGAAGTGGCGTGCGACCTCCGCCTTTGATTTGACGGATCCCGATGCGATTTTTTTGTTAATGGCCTGCTCTATCGCTCGGCCTAAGTCTTTACCACTAAGCATTGCTTAATATTCTCCTATGCGCATTACATTAGGCAATCCCTACCCTTACCGCATTAGGCACAGCCTATTGACAATTGCGTTAGGCGTCGCCTAATATTTCTGTGTGTTTTTGGAGTTCATTCGATGAAAAAAGAGAACTATTCATTCAAGCAAGCTTGTGCTGTTGTCGGTGGGCAATCAGCAATGGCTAGGCTTTTAGGTGTATCACCTCCAAGCGTAAATCAATGGATCAAAGGGGTACGTCAATTGCCTGCCGAGAGATGTCCAGCAATTGAACGTGCAACAAGAGGTGAGGTTCTGTGCGAAGAACTTCGTCCTGATATTGACTGGTCATATTTACGACGTTCGGCATGTTGTTCGCAGAATATGTCAGTGAAGCAACTAAATGACAGTAACAAATCCTCATTTGATCATACCTGAAACATCAAGAGGCAAATGATTCATGAAAATCAAGCATGAGCACATCGAATCAGTGTTGTTTGCCCTAGCAGCCGAAAAAGGGCAGGCATGGGTAGCCAATGCAATTACTGAAGAATATCTGCGCCAGGGGGGCGGCGAATTGCCCCTGGTTCCAGGCAAGGACTGGAACAATCAGCAGAATATCTATCACCGTTGGTTGAAAGGTGAAACGAAAACGCAAAGAGAAAAAATTCAGAAGCTGATCCCAGCAATTCTGGCAATCCTTCCGCGCGAGCTGCGTCACCGACTCTGCATCTTCGATACCCTGGAACGCCGTGCATTACTGGCGGCGCAGGAAGCGTTAAGTACGGCAATTGATGCGCATGATGATGCAGTCCAAGCCGTTTACCGGAAAGCGCATTTCAGCGGCGGCGGTTCTTCCGACGATTCTGTCATTGTTCATTAAGCAAAAGTTTCCATGCTGTTTGTGCTTATTCTAAGCCACCGGGCAGCATCATACGGGGCAATTATGGCCGCATTACCATACATGCAACTGTACATAGCTGATTACCTGGCTGACACCATGCATTTGTCAGCAGAGGAGCATGGTGCGTATTTGTTGCTGATGTTCAATTACTGGCAAACAGGAAAGCCAATACCTAAAAACAGGCTGGCAAAAATTGCCCGTCTGACTAACGAGCGATGGGCTGATGTTGAACCATCCTTGCAGGAGTTTTTTTGCGATAACGGCGAGGAATGGGTGCATCTTCGGATTGAGGAAGATCTGGCATCAGTCAGGGAAAAATTAACCAAAAAATCAGCCGCAGGAAAAGCATCTGTTCAGGCCAGAAGAAGCAGAAAGGAAGCAGATGTTCAAACAAAACAAGAGAGAAATTTAACAGGTGTTCAAACAGATGTTGAAGTGGTGTTTGAACATGATGTCAACACAAAGGCAACTAATAAAGATACAGATAAAGATCTAAAAACAGATCCCCCCCTAAATCCCCCCCGGGGGAATCGAGGTGTCAAAAAGTTTGACCCTCTGGATATTGCTTTGCCGAACTGGATTTCTGTCTCGCTTTGGCGTGAGTGGGTTGAATTTCGCCAGGCATTGCGAAAACCGATTCGAACGGAGCAGGGCGCTAACGGGGCGATACGGGAGCTGGAAAAATTCCGCCAGCAGGGTTTTTCACCTGAGCAGGTGATTCGACACAGCATCGCCAATGAATACCAGGGCTTGTTCGCGCCGAAAGGTGTTCGACCTGAGACGTTACTCCGACAGGTTAACACCGTCTCGTTACCGGATAGTGCGATCCCGCCAGGCTTCAGGGGGTAACTGACCATGAAAAATATTGCGACAGGCGATGTTCTTGAACGTATCCGCAGACTGGCCCCGTCACATGTAACCGCGCCATTCAAGACGGTAGCGGAGTGGCGCGAGTGGCAACTTTCCGAAGGCCAGAAACGTTGTGAGGAGATCAACCGTCAGAATCGTCAGTTGCGGGTGGAAAAAATTCTGAATCGCTCTGGCATCCAGCCATTGCACCGCAAATGCTCGTTTTCGAATTACCAGGTGCAGAACGAAGGGCAGCGATACGCGTTGAGTCAGGCGAAATCCATCGCTGATGAACTGATGACCGGGTGTACAAATTTTGCGTTCAGCGGAAAACCTGGTACCGGAAAAAACCATCTGGCGGCGGCTATCGGGAATCGCCTGCTGAAAGATGGCCAGACAGTGATTGTGGTTACCGTGGCTGATGTCATGAGTGCCCTACACGCCAGCTATGACGACGGGCAATCAGGCGAAAAATTTTTGCGGGAACTGTGCCAAGTGGATCTGCTGGTTCTTGATGAAATTGGCATTCAGCGCGAGACAAAAAACGAGCAGGTGGTGCTGCACCAGATTGTTGATCGCCGGACAGCGTCGATGCGCAGCGTGGGGATGCTGACAAACCTGAATTATGAGGCCATGAAAACATTGCTCGGCGAGAGGATTATGGATCGCATGACCATGAACGGCGGGCGATGGGTGAATTTTAACTGGGAGAGCTGGCGTCCGAATGTCGTCCAGCCAGGAATTGCGAAGTAATTTTTACCGGGAGAAAAATTTAATGGAGACTGTTTTTGACGCACTGAAAGCAATGGGAAAAGCCACATCCATAGAACTTGCTGCGCGACTTGATATCAGCCGTGAAGAAGTGCTGAACGAACTATGGGAACTGAAAAAGGCTGGTTTCGTTGATAAAAGCGCGTACACCTGGCGTGTGGCTGATAACAACGTTCAGCAGGAATAGCCAGCGCCGGCAGAACTGCCGGAAGAAACTACCACGGCAACAGTCGCGAAAATTTCAGAGAGCGATTTAACTGCGACGATTGAACAACGTGGTCCACTAACTGCGGATGAACTGGCTACGTTGTTCGGTACCACATCCCGCAAAGTGGCTTCAACGCTGGCAATGGCAATCAGCAAAGCTCGTCTGATTCGCGTTAATCAGAACGGTAAATTTCGTTACTGCATGCCGGGCGGTAATTTACCAGCAGAGCCGAAAGCTGCATCGGTAGCGGAAACAGATGGTAAAGCCTTTCCTCAGCTAGCCGGTGTTGCGTTACCAGTACAGGAAGCTGCAACACAGGAAGATATTAAAACAGAAACTGTGGCGGACATTGTGCAGTCGTTGCCATCGTTTACTGAAACGCAAGCGGATAACCTGATTTTACCATCGCTGCATATGGCAAACCGTGAACTGCGTCGGGCGAAAAATCATGTCCAGAAGTGGGAGCGAGTCTGCGCCGCGCTGCGGGAGCTGAACAAGCACCGGGATATTGTTCGACAAATTACTGATTCTTCCCGCCGTGTTGTATCGGAAAAGTGATTGCCGGAGGCGCTTATGGCAAAAGTATTTACACAAGAAGAGCGGGAAAAAATTAAAGGGCAGGTTGTTGAACTAGTACGCCGGAGTGGGCGCGAGACGTTACGGCAACTGGAAGCCAAGACAGGTGCGACAAGATATCTGATGAGCGTTCTCGCCAGAGAGCTGGTTGCCAGTGGCGATGTATACAACTCTGGTTACGGGTTATTCCCGTCTGAACAGGCTCGTAAGGACTGGCAAAATGCCCGCAAAAAACTATCTAGGGCAAAGGTGAAGAAACCATCTGTGGTTGATCCGGACCTTATCTGGTCATTACCAGACGGAGAAATACGCCGCTACGACAGGCGTCTGAACATAATCTGTCGCGAGTGCCGTAAAAGAGAAGTTATGCAGCGCATATTGTCGTTTTATCAGGGAGATGTTCGGTATTTATTGAAGTGACGAGATTAAAGAGCATTAGCTCAGATATAAATTGCCATTTTCATGGCACGGACAGAGCAGAGCTAGCGTGATTGTCTGTTTTGTGCCAAAAGCGGTAGCCGCTAGGTAGAATCCGCCAAATCAAACAAGGTATGATACAAGAGTTGCTTACAGGTAAGACACGATTAATAAAAGGGGAAGAACATGGTTGATTATCAAGAAACCGAGCTTGATGAAGAGTTGGTTGCGCCAGGTGCGGAAGAGGAAGAGCCGGAACTGCTTGATGAGGTGATGCACCCGTTCAACCCGACTGATATTGATATCGTCGTTGAACCGAAGTCGTTGGATGCCTTGATTAAGCGAATTCAGCACAATGAGATCGACATGAATACCGATTTTCAGCGCCATGCGGAGTTATGGGATAACCGCAAGATGAGCCGATTAATCGAATCAATTTTGATTCGGTTCCCATTACCTGCTTTCTACTTCGATGCGTCCGATGAAAATAATTGGCTAATTGTGGATGGCTTGCAGCGGTTATCTACGATTCGCAAGTTTGTGTTAGATAAAAAGCTTCGTCTCAATGGACTGGAGTTCTTAACAGACCTTAATGGTAAAACCTTCGATAAATTACATCGTCAATATCAACGCCGTATTGAAGAATGTCCTGTTACTGTGTACATGATTAAGCCGGGTACGCCTGAGGACGTTAAGTATTCGGTGTTTCGCCGGATCAATACAGGTGGCTTAACTCTAAATAATCAAGAGATCCGTAATGCGCTCGCTAAGCCAAGAGACAGAGAATTGCTCGAAGAGTTAGCCAATTCAGCATGCTCGAAAGCCATGCTAGGTGACCTTTCCAAACGTATGAAGGATCAGGAACTGGTATTGCGATTCTGGGCGTTCTATCGCTTTGATTATTTAGACCCTAAAAACAAAAAAGAAATTTCTTCGTTTTTAGATAAAGCCATGGAAGATATCAAAAAAGGTGATGATGCCTACCGTGCAGAGTTTAAAGCTAAGTATTCAACTGCAATAGAGCGCTGTTACCAACTGTTAGGAGAAAAGGGTTTTGAAAAAAACCCTGCATCAAGAAGACGGTCAAAAAATGCAACACTATTTGAAGTCTGGATGGTTATGTTGGTGAAATTAACTGAAAACGAGTTTAACCGCTTGGTTTATAATCAAAAAAAGTTTCAAAAAAAGGTGCAGACGTTATTGGAAGATGCTGAATTTATTAATGTTATTAGCTACTCCACTCAGCGAAAAGAGCATGTGGAAATACGGTATGAAAAAGTCAATGCTTTGATTAAAGAGATGCTTAATGATTGAGTTTATTAATATTCAAAACTTTAAAACCTTGTTAAATGCCAGTTTTCCACTGGGTAATCTGAATCTGTTCTCAGGCCTTAATGGCATGGGAAAATCAACGCTTGTGCAAAGTTTATTGCTTTTAAGGCAGTCTTATGAACGCAATACCCTTAAAACTAAGGGTTTGCTGTTAAATGGTGATTATGTCAATATCGGTACAGGTAAAGACGCGCTCTCTAGTTTTAGTGAACAAGAAGAGATTATTTTTACCATTAAATGGCTCGAGAAAGAACAGCCAACACGGTTTGAGTTTGATTATCAACATGACTCAGATCTGCTGCCGCTGCGTAAATCTGGTATTGACGGTGATTCAGAATTATTAAGCTTATTTAACTCTAATTTTCAGTATTTATGTGCCGATAGGTTAGGCCCACAAAGCCATCACCAGTTGTCTGAGTTTCATATCCGTGATTTAAAATCACTTGGTCATCATGGCGAATTTGCAGTTCATTTTATCGCGGTTAATGGCGCTAAAGACCTGGAAATAGAAGCGTTACGCCATCAAAAGGCTGTTTCAGGGACTTTGCTTTCTAATATTGAAGCATGGATGTCGGATATTACGCCAGGGTTAAAAATTAAAGCAGTAGCGCAGCCTCAGTTTAATTCGGTGAGTCTTAGTTACTCTTTTAACCAAGGGAAAGACACCACCGAAGACTTTAAACCACAGAATGTGGGGTTTGGATTAAGTTATGTGTTACCTGTCGTAACCAGTATACTAAGTGCGGCAAAAGGTGATTTGCTGATTATTGAAAACCCAGAATCACACTTGCATCCCGCTGGGCAATCCTTGATGGGTAAATTGTGCTCCATTGCTGCGAATAATGGCGTGCAATTAATCGTTGAATCTCATTCTGATCATTTTCTCAACGGTATACGGGTTGCGGTGAAGCAGAAAGTGGTTGCAGCTGACGATGTCAAAGTCTTTTTCTTACAGCGAGATGTTCATAACTCCATTCACGCCTCAGAAGTCATGTACCCCAATATTGATGATGAGGGACGAATAGACTGTTGGCCGGAAGGCTTCTTTGACCAATGGGATAAGGAGTTGGATCATCTGTTATGAGTAATGGAATTGTGTTGAACCATCATTCTTTGCCATTTGCTAGCAAAGAGGATGCAGATGAAGGACTATTGGCTTTCTTTACTGTTCTTAAGGTCTGCCGAACTGCTGGGCTGAAAATTTTGCTCATCGATGAAGATCAAGACAAGTCGCTAATGGGATTGGAGCTGGCTAACGGATATTTTGTGCGCAATTGGCTTGCCTCTGCGAGCAAAGTTGCAGAACTTGCGGATTGGTGTCGATTTCTAAAGTCTCTTGAAACGAAACAGCCTCTCTTTGAAACCGTGGATATTGAAACTTTAGGTGATGTATTAGAAGTTGGCTTGCCAGGGGAAGATACAGGTAAAGCGGTGCTATTAGCAGCGTTTTATTTTAAAACTTTTCTTGCTAGTTTTACGGCTTTAGCTACTTGGACAAATAGCCATTTTAAAGTATGGGTTTTCGAGCTTGATGCAATACCAGAACAAAGGGATGAAACGATTTTAAATCTGAGTAATTCTGCGAGCTTGGATGTGCATGGAGATGAACTCAAACAACATCGTAATACGTTGTTAAGTACTGCTAAGGATATCTGGCTGAAAAGAGCAGATTTGTTTCCTCATCTCACTTTGTTGTCAAATCAAATAGGTACAAGTCTACAAGGTTGGTCTGCTAGGCAAAATGTCTTGTTCAAGGCACGAGATGCGCTAAATGTGTTGGAATCGTTTAGTGAGAAATGGCGTTCAGGTGAGTATGTAGAGTACCGTCATGAATATTTAAGAGATTTGGGTTTGGCTGCTGAAGTTAGCGGTGAATCGGACAGTGTAAATAATGCCCCCAAAAAGAAGAAAGAGCGCATATTTTGGTTAGATGATGGACGGCAGGTCTATTGCGAGAATCATGTAAAACTACCTGACGGTTACCGCCTACATTTTTATGCTGACGCAGTAAATCAGCGGATATATGTGGCGTATTTAGGGCCGCATTTAACTTTATGAATTTAAGGAGATTTGATGAATAACTTAGCTCCATTCTGTATGGCAAAGTCTTGCTTACTTGGAGACTGCTATGCCCGTTATGACTAGCCCCCGATTAGTTCATTCAAAAGGCTGTTAGCAATGTCGCATCTCCAGAACGCTCAAAGCCAACTAAAATGTTGGCTTGTGTCTGACTTAGCGCATTTAAAGAAGAGCGGATGGTGACTGGTTGTTGTGTCCCATTTCCACAGAAAAAATCTGAGAAGTTATACCCATTCGTTGTATTGAATCACTGACGAGACAGCATCATATTTATCAGGGCTGGTGTAGGTCCAATACAGGAGGTTGTGGTGCTGGTTCTCAAATGCGCGCTGGCTATTGCGGCTGTAATGGCAATTTATTGTCTTGCTATTGCTCTTATGGATCACCTTTCTGATTGATTTCATACTGGCGAGGTAACGGGGGTTAAGTAGTATGGCTTCGGGTGCTTGAGGCTATCTGCCTTGGGCATGAAAACCAACGGCAGATAGAAAAAGCCCCAGTTGATATTACGCATCTGGCAAGAGGCTTAACATTAATCTGGGGCCCAATCTATGCCTTACTAACGTAGGTTAGTCTCTTACGTTAGTAAGGCAAGAAGAAGCGGGCTATGAAGCAGCAAAAGGCGATGTTAATCACCCTGATCGTCATCTGTTTAACCGTTATAGTGACGGTACTGGTAACGAGGAAAGACCTCTGCGAGGTACGAATCCGAACCGACCAGACGGAGGTCGCTGTCTTCACAGCTTACGAACTTGGGGAGTAAGAGGACCAGCGGGGAGAAATCCCCGCAACCTCTGATGTATTATGCATCCTCAACGCAGCCACAGTTAACCTGATTGGCGGGTTTACTTCATCTGTAAATATTTTTATAAAAATAATGCCCACGCACAGCATAAAACAAAAAGTATTACAGATAAAAAAGGAACGTAATGTACAGATTTGTTGTTTTCCATATTTACTCACCTTAATATGATTAACCCTGATAGGGCTGTTATTTCAGCGGTTTTCAAATGAGATATTATGGTGATCTGACAAATTTGCATAACATTAAAATTTAATTTGTTTAACCGCTTTTAATAATAAGCGTTGTTTGTATCCCAGCAATCTGTTGTTTGGTTTTTATTCCATTAAGGTGGGGGCTTTACACTGGAACCAGTTTATTTATACTTTATACGTCAGCCTGAACAACTGGCATCTGCTGCACTGCGCCATCGAGAGATTGAGAAATGGCGCATATACAACTGGTCAAACAAACTTCTTCTGGTTTACTTCTCCCGGCGACGCCGGAGAGTTGCGATTTTCTGCATCAAATCAAAATAGGTGAGTGGATACACGCAGACTTTAAGCGTGTGCGTAACTACGCATTCCACAAGCGTTTTTTCAAACTCCTGCAACTGGGATTCGATTACTGGACTCCGGTCGGTGGGGCGATCACGCCTCGCGAACGAGAACTGCTGTCTGGTTTCGTTGATTACCTGTGCGAATCAGTTGGTCGGGAACACACGCCAGCCCTGAGTGATGCCGCAGAGCAATACCTTAACACCGTTGCGACTCGTAGAACCCGGGATACGGCGTTGCTAAAGTCGTTTGAGGCTTTCCGCGAGTGGGTAACCATTCAGGCCGGATTTTACACCGAGCATATTTATCCGGACGGTAGCCGTGGGCGTCGGGCAAAATCCATCGCTTTTGCGAATATGGACGAAGTCGAGTTTCAGCAGGTTTATAAATCTGTACTGAATGTGCTGTGGAACTGGATTCTGTTCCGTAAATTCTCCTCTCAGGAGGAAGTTGAAAATGTGGCCGCACAACTACTGGAGTTTGCGTAATGGTGAATTTACGTAAAGCGGCTAAAGGCCAGATGTGCCAGATCAGGATCCCTGGCTACTGCAATCACAATCCCGAAACCTCTGTGCTGGCGCATTACAGGCTGGCGGGGACGTGCGGAACAGCGACAAAACCACACGATATGCAGGCGGCGATAGCCTGTAGCTCATGCCACGATCTAATCGACGGGCGGGTAAAAACCAGCGATTACACCAAAGAAGAATTGCGCCTGATGCATGCTGAAGGGGTTTTTCGCACACAAGAAATCTGGAGAAAGAAAGGTCATTTATGATTTACCCAACGAATACAGGAAAAAGCGGAGAACACCTTCGCCTCACCACGCTGGAAAGTGTCTGGATTCAGGGAAAACTACGTATGTGGGGGCGCTGGTCGTATATTGGCGGTGGCAGGTCAGGGAATATGTTCAATCAGTTGTTGGCATCCAAAAAACTGACGAAAACAGCCATTAATGAAGCCCTGCGCAGAATGAAAAAAGCGGGAATAGAGAAAGCTGAGCTGGAAGCGTTTTTGCGAGAGATGATCAACGGCAAGCAAAAGAGCTGGCTGGCGCATTGTACTGATGCAGAGGCGTTATGTATTGATCGAGTCATAAGTGAGGTGCTGGCAGAGCATCCAGGATTGATTTGCATTCTCCGGCAACGCTATGAAGGGCGGGGGATGACTAAGCGCAAAATGGCTGAATTGCTAAATGATGCACACCCAGAGTGGTGTTTTAGCACATGCGAAAAACGGATTGCTAATTGGTTAGCTGTTGCTGAGTATGCCCTATATATTCCCATGCGTGAATCATTTGCTGAGAAAATGGCTTGATTTCTTACGTATAAACTGCTTCAATTTTGCTATGCTTCGCAAAGCTGTATCGCGAGGCGGATTGCAGACATGGACATCGTAAAAAAACCGCTTAATGCGGTTTTTTTACGTCAGGAAAGCAGGGGAGAATGCTGCTAGTTGGGCAACTGGTCTTTCTGCTCCAAATTATAACAGAGACCAGTTATAGTTTCGGTGCTGTGTTTTTTTTACAATATTGTGATAACACATTGCTGGCGGGAGTTTTGATATTTCTTGGCAGGGGCTGATGATGCGTTATCCTGATGTCGTCAACTCATATAAAATGAGATGAGAGATCATTGCAGGGTGGTTTGTAATTCGCTGTTTAGCGGGACAATATGTTGTCTGATACAAGACACCCGACGCCTCAGATTACTATAATAAAGACGAAGCATCCTTTGTATTGACCAACCGCCTGTTTAGGCGGTTCTTTTTGGGCTGGTTTATTGTATGCCAAATGATTATTAAAAAGGTTGTGTTAATAACAAAATCCGAAATAATATGCCTGCATATTTTTATCTTGCTTATATTCTGCATATTGTGCATAGCAGGCTCATCCCTGCAATCAAAACTGTATGATGAGTATTTTTTGTTTTCCTTTTTTCCAGTCATCTGATGATGACCTGCTTCTTTTTAATCCGGATCGACATCAGTTTTTTAAGATAATTCCTGCGAGTTATATGCATAAATACCACAAACTCCGCATTTTATGTGGTTGGGAGTTGCCGGGCGCGCAGTGAGTTTGCTAAGAAAACTCCTGCATGGTGAATCCCCCTGTGCGGTGGGGTGATACCATTAACCTTTTCTGTCGCCGACAGGTATCACGAACATTTTGTTCACCGGGAGGCACCCGGCACCATGCACTTCAATAGATTCTCTCCACATTATGGATATTCTTTCAGAATATCCCACGCAGACTTTGTGTAAATGTTAACAAATGTGCGTTTTATTTGATCTGATTCGCTGTTTGAGTGTCCAAAACAACGGTATATATAATCCTTTACTATATGACATATGTGAGGAAAAATGGGTTTTCGTAGCGCATCAATTCTTACGTTGATTATTAGTGGGATTATTATCGGGTGCACTGATGCTGTATCGACAAATTATCATGACCGTACATCATATTACTCCGATAAAGCAATAGAGACACAGTATGTGAGTTCATCTGAACGTACTTCTGATGTTAGTGAGGATATCCGTCTGTATGCCCATCAAATCAAGAGCGCCATCGAAAAACAGTTCGGGGATGCGAGTAAGTATTCAGGAAAAGAGTGTACACTGAGAATGCATATGGCCCCGAATGGCCTTCTACTGGAGGTTAAAAGAGAAAGTGGAGACCTCGATTTATGTCGTGAAGCGATGAATGCGATAAAGAATGCTGATATACCTGCCCCCCCTTCGCCGGATGTATATAAAGTATTTCAAAATGGGGTGCTGGATTTTAAACCCTGATATTTATTGTTTTGTAATAAACGGTTTCGGCTTAGGTTTGTTCTGACACAGCTACGGCACTGAGCTAAATTTAGCGGATAGTCAGCTCTGAGCCAGTGGCGGACGTAACAACTACTATTGCTGAGATTTTAATGGATTGAGGAGCAAGAAGTGGGATTAAAGAAAATCGTTATGTTGACTTTTTGGGTCGGTTTTGTTGCGGGATGCACACCTTTACACCCTTCAGATTGCCACAAAACTACTGCTACAGGTAGTTGCAGTTCAGGACGCTGGGATGATCAGGATGAATGGGGGGCGCAAGCGCGGGGAATCAGAGCTGCAATTAATGCCAAACTTGATGAGCCGCATAACTGGAAAGGGAAAAAATGCAGGTTGCATATGGAATTCTCTCAGGATGGCACGGCGTTAAAAATATCTACCAGTAACGGTGATAAAGCCTATTGCGAAGCGATAAAGTCCGCAGCTCATAAAGCCAAATTTCCGGCCTTCAACAATCCGGAAGTCTACAGAGATTTTCAGAAATCTGGCTTTGACATGCGAGGTTAGCTCTTCAATTACTATATCTCATTCATAGCAAACTGACAGATTTGATGATGTTCTATATACGAAACCTGTGATGTCAAGTCTGAGCTAATACAAATAAACATAATATCAGAGAAATACATTTTATTAGCTCGCTACGGCGAGCTTTTTATATTGCATCGTCTCCAGCATATATATCAATAAGGCTCTGATTGATGTGTCTGAAAGCCTACACATAATAACTATGCCATCCGTTCCGTGCGGAGGTGAGGCTATGAAATCCATGGACAAAATTTCAACAGGCATTGCCTACGGCACCTCCGCAGGCAGTGCTGGCTACTGGTTTTTACAGTTGCTCGATAGAGTAACTCCGTCACAGTGGGCTGCAATCGGTGTGCTGGGTAGTCTGGTATTTGGCCTACTGACGTACCTGACAAACCTTTATTTCAAGATTAAAGAAGATAAGCGCAAGGCTGCGAGAGGTGAATAATGCCTCCATCATTACGAAAAGTCGTTGCTGCTGCTATTGGTGGCGGAGCAATTGCTATAGCATCAGTGTTAATCACTGGCCCAAGTGGTAACGATGGTCTGGAAGGTGTCAGCTACATACCATACAAAGATATTGTTGGTGTATGGACTGTATGTCACGGGCATACAGGAAAAGACATCATGCTCGGTAAAACGTATACCAAAGCAGAATGCAAAACACTCTTGAATAAAGACCTTGCCACGGTCGCCAGACAAATTAACCCGTACATCAAAGTCGATATACCGGAAACAACGCGCGGCGCTCTTTACTCATTCGTTTACAACGTGGGTGCTGGCAATTTCAGAACATCGACGCTTCTTCGCAAAATAAACCAGGGCGATATCAAAGGCGCATGTGATCAGCTACGTCGCTGGACATATGCTGGCGGTAAGCAATGGAAAGGTCTCATGACTCGTCGTGAGATTGAGCGTGAAATCTGTTTGTGGGGTCAGCAATGAACAGAGTAACCGCGATTATCTCCGCTCTGGTTATCTGCATCGTCGTCTGCCTGTCATGGGGTGTTAATCATTACCGTGATAACGCCATCGCCTACAAAGAACAGCGCGACAAAAATGCCAGAGAACTGAAGCTGGCGAACGCGGCAATTACTGACATGCAGATGCGTCAGCGTGATGTTGCTGCGCTCGATGCAAAATACACGAAGGAGTTAGCTGATGCGAAAGCTGAAAATGATGCTCTGCGTGATGATGTTGCCGCTGGTCGTCGTCGGTTGCGCATCAAAGCAGTCTGTCAGTCAGTGCGTGAAGCCACCGCCACCTCCAGCGTGGATAATGCAGTCTCCCCCAGACTGGCAGACACCGCTGAACGGGATTATTTCACCCTCCGGGAACGACTGGTAATGATGCAGGCCCAACTTGAAGGTGCTCAGCAATACATAACCGAACAGTGTTTAAAGTAAAATCTTAACTACAATATGATTCATTTTGATGATTGTTTCATAAGGAACAGTGAAGTAAGATCTAAGAGGAGTTAAATTTTATACAGTATAATCATAATATTGCAGCAAGGTGGTTATAATTGAAAGAATATTTAGATATGAATACATCTCATGTAAGAGTTGTTACTCATATGTGTGGGTTCCTGGTTTGGCTCTATAGTCTTTCAATGTTGCCACCAATGGTTGTAGCATTGTTTTATAAAGAAAAAAGCCTGTTCGTTTTCTTTATAACTTTCGTTATATTTTTTTGCATTGGTGGCGGAGCGTGGTATACAACTAAGAAATCTGGCATTCAATTACGTACCCGTGATGGGTTTATTATAATTGTAATGTTTTGGATTTTGTTTTCTGTTATTAGTGCATTCCCTTTATGGTTTGACTCAGAACTTAATTTAACGTTCATTGATGCTCTGTTTGAAGGGGTTTCTGGAATAACAACAACAGGAGCAACTGTAATTGATGATGTTAGTTCATTACCTCGGGCATATTTGTACTATCGGTCACAGTTAAATTTTATAGGTGGTTTAGGAGTTATTGTTCTGGCGGTTGCAGTATTGCCATTATTGGGTATTGGTGGTGCAAAGCTTTATCAGTCAGAAATGCCGGGGCCATTTAAGGATGACAAACTCACTCCCCGCCTGGCCGATACGTCACGGACACTGTGGATAACTTATTCTTTATTAGGTATTGCTTGTATTGTCTGTTATAGACTTGCAGGAATGCCTTTGTTTGATGCTATTTGTCACGGGATTTCCACAGTTTCGCTTGGTGGTTTCTCAACTCATAGCGAGAGTATCGGATATTTTAATAACTATTTGGTTGAGCTGGTGGCTGGTTCTTTTTCCCTGCTATCGGCTTTCAACTTCACTCTTTGGTATATTGTTATTAGCAGAAAAACGATAAAACCTTTAATCAGAGATATTGAACTTCGTTTCTTTCTGTTAATAGCCTTAGGGGTGATCATTGTTACCTCTTTCCAGGTCTGGCATATAGGTATGTATGACTTGCATGGAAGTTTTATTCATTCGTTTTTTCTTGCCAGCTCCATGCTCACTGATAATGGTTTAGCTACGCAGGATTATGCAAACTGGCCCACGCACACGATAGTGTTTTTGCTGTTGTCAAGTTTCTTTGGGGGATGTATAGGTTCAACCTGTGGTGGAATTAAGTCACTTCGATTTCTTATACTTTTCAAACAAAGCAAACACGAGATAAATCAGCTTTCTCATCCCAGAGCGTTGTTGAGTGTAAATGTAGGAGGGAAGATAGTTACAGATCGTGTAATGAGGTCTGTATGGAGTTTCTTTTTTCTTTATACTCTCTTCACGGTGTTTTTTATACTGGTGTTAAATGGTATGGGATATGATTTTCTTACATCATTTGCAACAGTGGCTGCATGTATTAATAATATGGGATTAGGTTTTGGGGCTACTGCATCGTCATTCGGAGTGCTTAATGACATTGCAAAATATTTAATGTGCATAGCTATGATTCTTGGTCGCCTTGAAATTTATCCTGTTATTATATTGTTTTCAGGTTTTTTTTGGCGCTCCTAATATATGGCTGATTTATAATTGTGAGTTTAATATTATGTTGACTCACTCATTGATCCAATACCTAACTTTACCAGCAACACCTCCGCCCCCAGTAGCACTGGCTGCTGGGGTGCGTTTTATTCATAAAGCAAGGCTGTATGAGCGAGAAATTAAAGATAGTCTATCGCCCATTACAAGAATTGTCACCGTATGCGCACAACGCCAGGACGCACAGTACTGAGCAGGTGGCACAACTGGTAGAAAGTATTAAGCAATTCGGCTGGACTAATCCGGTGCTGATTGACGAAAAGGGCGAAATTATTGCGGGTCACGGTCGTGTTATGGCGGCTGAAATGCTCAAAATGGATTCTGTTCCGGTCATTGTTCTGTCTGGCCTGACGGATGAGCAGAAAAAGGCGTACCGCCTGGCAGATAATCGCCTGCCGATGAATGCTGGCTGGGATGAAGATCTGTTGCGGATGGAGCTGTCGGACCTAATCAATGCTGATTTTGATGTCTCCCTGACAGGCTTCATCCCGACAGAAATTGATGAACTGTTGACGGATGTTTTGCCCGGTACAGGAAATGAGGAGGAGCCGTATACGACGAAAATTGATACGCCTGTTTATGAGCCGTCGGGCGGTAAACCGGATATCAGTGAACTGTACGACGATACGAAAACTCAGGAGCTGATCAGCCGGATACGTTCGGCGTCCCTTGATCCTGATATTGAGAAATTCCTCCTGTGTGCGGCAGAACGTCACACAGTGTTTAATTTCAGCAGAATTGCGGACTATTACGCTCATGCCCCCGCTGAAATTCAGTGCCTTTTCGAGGAGTCGGCGCTGGTGATCATTGATTATCAGCAGGCTATTGAAAATGGATTTGTCCGAATGACGCAGCGCATGGTGGAGATCATGCATGGCGGGGAGGAGGAGGAGGAATATGCGTGATGATTTTTGCGCCTTTATTCTGACTCACGGGCGACCGGACAAAGTTCTGACTTACCGGACGTTGCGTCGTGCTGGCTATACCGGGAAAATTTTTATCGTTGTTGATGATGAAGATAAGACACGGCATCAGTACATGGCTGAATTTGGTGAACAGGTGCTGGTATTTTCCAAAGCCGATATTGCCAGTCGTTTTGACGAAGCCGATAATTTTGGTGATCGCCGCTCAATTTTTTACGCCCGTAATGCCTGTTTCGACCTGGCAAAACTGGTCGGGTGTAAATACTTCATTCAGCTCGATGATGATTATCACGAGTTCCAGTTTCGGGTGGATCGCAACTATGACCAGGCCTATTTCCCGATAAGGAAACTGGATGCGATCCTTTCTGAAATGCTGGCGTATTACGAATCAATACCCGCGCTTTCCATCGCTATGTCGCAGGGCGGGGATTTTCTTGGTGACAATGGCGGCCATGCTTCGTGGGTGAAACGCAAGGCAATGAACAGCTTTATCTGTTCGGTTGATCGACCGTTCTCATTCATGGGGCGCATTAACGAGGATGTGAATACGTACACGAATCTCGGTCGCTGTGGTGAATTGTTTATGACGATCGGTGCTGTCCAGTTAGGGCAGAAACAGACGCAGAAAAACAGCGGCGGAATGACCGAGCTGTATCTGGATTCCGGAACCTACGTTAAAAGTTTTTACTCCGTCATGTATTCGCCGTCGTGCGTAAAAATCTCACTGATGGGTGCCAGCCATAAACGCATTCACCATCAGGTCACCTGGAACAACGCTGCAGTAAAAATCCTTCACGAAAAATACAGGAAGAAGACACCCTGCATATCAATGGGGGTGACAAATGATTCCGTATTCGAAAGTCGAGTCTCTGGCAGCGTGCCGGATGACTGCACAACAAATCGCTGACGTTCTGGATGTTGATCTGAACCGACTGAAAGAAAATCGGGAAGCAATGACAGATTTTTATGCGGCCATCCGTAAGGGCAGAGCGAAAGGTGAAGCCGAGTTACGAGCGGCATTGTTTAAGCTTGCCAGAAAAGGGGATGCCTTTGCTCTGCGCGAACTACTCAGGGTGGATAAAAATCAGGACTAACTGATGAGCAGACCGGACTGGGGGGCGTTGCAGCAGGAGTATATTGCTGAATACACCCGCTCCGGTATATCTCCGGTGGCATGGTGTGAAGCAAGGGGACTGAACTACGCAACAGCCCGTCGTTACATCAAAAAAACTCCGAAAAATGCGCAGAAAGAAATGCGCAAAACTGCGCAAAAAAGTGCGCGAAAAAAAACTGCGCAGACTGCGCAAAGGCAGAACGGAAAATCTCAGAAAAAAAAGGCTGTATCCGATGCACTCCTGATTGAGGGGGACACGGAAGAAATTTCGTTCTGCCCCGATGAATTCGGTATTTCTGACCAGCAGGCAAAATTCGCCATGTTGGTTGCTCAGGGGAAAAAGCCGACAGAGGCATACCGACTGGCTGGTTATGAGGGGCAAGGTGCGACAGCTAACAGCAACGCCAGCCGTATGCTTAGAAATGCCAGGGTTTATCGTGCTATCAGCTACTTCCGCAATCAGTACCAGAAACGCTATACCGCAGACCTGGATTTACTGGTGAGCCAGTTGATGGCCATTGTCCAGGCCGACCCCAATCAGTTGGCACAATTTCGCCGTGTTAACTGCCGTTATTGCTGGGGCGAGAATCATCTCTACCAGTGGCGTGATATTGCAGAATTCGATAAGGCTGCGGCACAGGCCTCCAGAGATGGTAAACCCGAGCCGGAATATGGAGGCCTCGGCTTTGTTGATAACGCCATACCCAATCCTGATTGCCCGAAGTGCTGCGGTGAGGGAACAGGACAGCTTTATATGGCTGATACCACACTGCTTGATGGGGATGCGCGGCAATTATATGCAGGGTCAAAGCTCGGAAAATACGGTGTTGAGATCCTGCTGGAGGATAAGGCTGCCGCCCGGCGTGAATTGTTGCGTTTGCTTTCTGCTGGCGGGGCATTATGTGCAGATAAGCGGCTACAGGAACTGGAAATTGAACGGCGCAGAATAGAGAACCAGAAGCTGCGCAAAGAGATCGAAACGGTGGAGGATAATGAACATCCCCAGCCTGTGGCGATCAATATTAATGTGGTTGATGCCAGATTAAGGAGTGATGAAGATGATCTCTCCGACGCTTAATGTGCCTCAGGCGCGATTTCTTTCAATGCCCCATAAATTTAAAGCCTATATTGCTGGTTTTGGCTCGGGCAAAACATGGGTTGGGTGTGGCGGCATATGCAAGGGGATTTGGGAGCATCCAGGTATAAATCAGGGATATTTTGCGCCAACGTATCCCCAAATTCGCGATATTTTTTACCCTACAGTGGAAGAAGTTGCTGCTGACTGGGGATTGAACGTAAAAATTAATGAGGGAAATAAAGAGGTTCACTTTTATTACGGACGCCAGTATCGGGGAACCACTATCTGCAGATCGATGGAGAAGCCACAAACGATCGTCGGTTTCAAAATTGGTAATGCGCTGGTGGATGAACTGGACATTTTGCCGAAGGAAAAAGCCAGAACGGCGTGGCGCAAGATAATTGCGCGTATGCGTTATAAGATTGATGGACTTCGCAACGGTATTGACGTTACAACCACGCCGGAAGGATTCAAATTTGTCTACGAGCAGTTTGTTAAAGCCGTGCGTGAAAAAACAGAGCTGGCCTCACTGTATGGTCTGGTGCAGGCATCTACTTTCGATAATGAAAAGAACCTGCCAGCAGATTACATTCCTTCACTTCTTGAATCATACCCTCCAGAGCTGATTAAAGCCTATCTTCTAGGACGGTTTACTAACCTGACAAGTGGTACTGTTTACCATCAGTTTGACCGGAAACTGAATAATTGCGAAGAAGTGGAGCAGCCAGGGGAGCCGATTTATATTGGGATGGATTTTAACGTTGGAAAGATGGCGGGAATCGTCCATGTGCTGCGTTTGGGGCTTCCATGTGCGGTAACTGAAATCATCAATGCCTACGATACGCCGGATATGATCCGCCTCATTAAAGAACGCTTCTGGCTGTATGACGGGCATGATTACCGGAAAGTGAGGGAGATTTATATTTATCCAGATGCTTCCGGAGATTCCAGAAAATCAAGTAACGCAAGTACGACGGATATAGCCCAGCTTAAGCAGGCAGGTTTTAACGTTGTGGTGAACAGCTCGAACCCGCCAGTAAAAGATCGCGTTAACTCAATGAATGCAATGTTCTGCAATGCCAATGGTGAGCGTCGCTATAAAGTTAATGTGAAGCGTTGTCCGGTATATGCCGAATCTCTGGAGCAACAGGTCTGGGATGATAAGGGGGAGCCTGATAAAAAATCTGGCAATGATCACCCGAATGATGCCGGAGGTTATTTCATCGTTAAGCAATTCCCTATTGTCAAACCGACCGGAAGAGTCACATCACTTCGGATTTAATTATGGCTGATATATCAACACCCAACCTCGACTATAACGATATGCTGGAGGCGTGGGATATTAACGACGCATTGATGGGCGGTACGCTTGAAATGCGCAGGCAGGGGGAAAATTATCTCCCCAAATGGCCTAATGAAGATGAAGACGCTTATAAAAAACGCCTGTCTGTGGCTACGTTACTTCCTGTGTATGAAGAAAGCATCAAACAAAATATTGGGCGCATATTTGCAGAGCCGACAGTATTGAGTGAGGAAACGCCGGAAAAAATCAGGGAATATGCAGAAAATATCGACATGGAGGGGAGCCGACTGGATGTGTGGGCGCAGCAATTTTTCAGTCTCGCATTTCAGTATGGTGTGGCACATGCGCTGGTGGACTATCCACGAACGGATATGAACGAGATTCGGACAAAAGCCGATGAAAACGCGGCCGGTGGTCGCCCGTACGTTACGATGCTGAATCCACGCCAGGTTATTGGATGGAAATCGAAAGTTGAAAAAGGGAAAGTTGTTCTCACTGATTTGCGTATAAAAGAGGTCATCATTATTGATGGTGATGATTTCGGGCAGAAGAAGGTGGAGCAGATCCGCCATATTATGCCCCGTCGAGTAGAAATTTATCGACGCAGCGAAGGTACTAATGGCGAATCTGTCTGGATGCTTCATGAGTCATGGAATACCAGCCGTGATGATATTCCTCTGGTAACACTGTATACGAAGAAAACAGGGTTTATGCGTGGTACACCGCCATTGCTTAATCTTGGCTTGCTGAATATCAAGCACTGGCAAAGCCAGAGCGAGCAGGACAATATTCTTCATGTTGCCCGCGTTCCATTGCTGGTGGCCTACGGGCTGGACAGGAATGAAGAACTGACGGTTGGTGCATCCACGGCTACGATTTTTGAGGACAGAACAAAAAATGGCCTCGAATATGTTGAACATAGTGGCGCAGCGATAGAATCTGGCGAAACATCACTTGAGAAGCTGGAAAATCAGATGCGTCATGCCGGCGCTAAACTTCTGCGGGCTGAAAATACATCCACCAAATCTGTTGATCAGACTAATGAAGAGCGGATGCAGGAACACTCGCCGCTTTATACAATGGCGAACTCCCTCGAAGATGCCCTCGATAATATTCTCCAGATAATGGCGGAATGGAGCGGAGAGAGTTGCGGTGGCAATGTGGATGTGCGCACTGAACTGGATGTATCTGCCCAGGTGTTTGACTCATCCTCCGCGCTGGCTGTTCAGTCATTGCGTCAGGGCGGTGATATACGTCAGATTGATGCGGTTCGGGTGTTGCAGGCGTTGAAATTTATCGATCAGGATTCCCGTCCAGAGGATGTGATCGATGAATTAAAAAATCAGAGTGTAATGTTGATGGAAATCAATGATGCAAACCGTGAATGAACGGCTGCGTGATGAATCAATTGCTCATGCAGTCTGGATATCCCGCTATAGCACTGGTGTGGCTGCCAGAATGGTGAAAATACTGAATGACAGCGATGCGGAGCTTACAGCTCGCCTGCTGGTAGCACTGGACAGCCTCGATCCTGGTAGTTTTACCGTTACGCGCCTAGAGTCACTTCTGGCGAGTGTCAGAGAGGTTAACCGCGCTGCTATTAACAGCATGTTTACCAGTCTCTCCGGAGAGCTGAACGAGCTGGCAATTTATGAGGCTGGTTATCAGTTAAGTCTGTTTGATTCTCTGCTACCTGATTTTGTTGCTGATGTTCACCCTCTGGTTGGTATATCTTCTGATGCACTTTACGCCGCTGCAATGGCGCGACCATTCCAGGGACGACTGCTCAGTGAGTGGGCCTTGGATCTTGAGGCGGATCGGCTCAGACGCATAACAAATACGGTGCGTCAGGGTTTTTTGCTGGGGGATACCAATGAGCAGATCGCAAGAAAAATTCGGGGACATGTCAGCAAGGGATTTCAGGATGGTGCATTGCAGATGAGCTGGGCTAATGCGGCCAGCATTGCAAAAACAGCGGTTGGACATCTTGCTGCTACTGCCCGTGAGAGTTTTGCCAGCGCGAATAATGATTTGATTAAGGGTAAGCAATGGTTATCAACGCTTGATAATCGTACTACGCCACAATGTCGAATCAGGGATCGCCTCAAATATACGCTGGATAATAAACCTGTAGGTCACAGTGTGCCTTATTTGCATGGGCCGGGAAAAATTCATTTCTGCTGCCGCTCAACGGAAACGTTCATTCTGAAATCAGCGAAGGAACTGGGTATTGATGTTCGTGATATTTCCCCGGCTGAGCGGGCCAGCATGGATGGCGTGGTGGCCGGAGATACAACCTACAGGGAATGGTTTTTGCGTCAGCCTTACACCAGACAAAAACAGATTGTGGGGGAAACCCGGGCAAAGCTGATTCGGGATGGCGGTATGTCGCCAGATGAATTTTACACCGATAAAGGCGAATGGCTGACGCTGAAGCAACTCCGTGAGCGTGATGCACAGGTATTCAGAAAAGCAGGGATTTAAATAAATCATTTATTACAACAGGCTACCTTCGGGTGGCCTTTTTTATTGCTGCGATCCGGATGGTGAGCAGCGTAACTGTCGGAAGACTTAAACCAGGTACTAATATGAAACTGAAAACGGTCGAGATTAACGGAAAACAATACGCAGAAATTGATACTGCTGGCCTGCCAGTTTATGTGCACGACGATGGTAAAGAAATCGGCTTCGATGCACCGCTGGCGATAAAAAAAATTACAGAGCTTAATGGCGAGGCAAAAAATCATCGCCTGGCTAAAGAAGCTGCAGAGGAAAAACTGGCTAAGTTTGCCGCTATCGAAGACCCGAAGAAGGCGATCGAGGCACTGGAAATGCTGTCAAAAATCGACCAGAAAAAGCTGATCGATGCGGGACAGGTTGACCAGGTTAAGGCAGAAATTACGAAAAATTTTCAGCAGCAATTAGATGAAGAAAAGCAACGCTCTCAGATGCTGGAGACGCAGCTTTACGATTCTATGATTGGCGGTAGTTTTGCGGGTTCAAAATATATTGCCGATAAAATTGCGATCCCGGCAGATTTATTACAAGCCCGCTTCGGGCAGGCATTCAAAGTGGAAGAAGGGAAGATCGTTGCTTATGACGCTTCCGGCAACAAAATTTATTCCCGCGCGAAGCCTGGCGAACTGGCGCAGTTTGATGAGGCGCTGGAGTTCCTCGTCGAAAATTACCCTCAGAAAGACTACATCCTGAAAGCCAGTGGCAACAATGGCGGCGGCTCCCGTCCGACACAGCATGATGTTGGTCAGAAAACGATGAAACGCTCTGCTTTTGATGCACTGGATGTTGCAGGTAAGCAAAACGCATTGAAAGACGGTATCACAATTGTTGATTAACACATTTGTCAGCTTCCGGATGGGAGCTGGTGTCAGGGCTGGATAGCTCATTACTCCATCTATTCACAATTACGCAAATTTTTAAGGAATATTTAATTATGGCTGGAAATACCCTGACCGGGTTGATCCCGACTATTTATACCGCCCTGGATGTTGTATCCCGTGAGCAGGTAGGTTTTATCCCTGCGGTAGCAAAAAACGCAAAAGCTGACGCCGCAGCAAAAGATCAGACGGTAACCGCGCCAGTTGCGCCTGAGGCGAAAACCGAAGATATCGTACCGGGGCCGTCAGCTCCGAATACCGGTGATCAAAATATTGGCACTGTTGATGTAAAAATTACTAAATCCAAAATGGCACCGGTTAAATGGAATGGTGAAGAACAACTGGCTCTTGGCCCTTCAGGGACTTACAACACCATTCTGGCTGATCAGTTCAAGCAGGCTTTTCGCGCCCTTGCAAACGAGGTTGAGGCTGATCTTGGTGCGTTGTATTTCGGTGCTTCCCGCGCCGTGGGAACCGCAGGGACAACGCCGTTTGGTGTTAAAGATGATCTTTCTGATGCTGCTCTGGCTCGTCAGGTTCTGGAGGATAACGGCGCACCGACAACCGATCTGCAGATGGTGCTTGGCTCCACTGCCATTGCTAATTTGCGCGGAAAACAGTCTGTATTGTTTAAAGTGAATGAATCCGGCACTGAACAGCTACTGCGTGAGGGCGTGTTGGGGCGTCTGGAGGGATTCAATATTCACAGTTCGGCAGGTGTGAAACGAGCGCCAAAGGTTGCTGCAACTGGTTATCTCGTGAATGGAGAGAAAAAAGAAGGCGATGTTCTTATTTCCATTGATACTGGTTCGGGGAGTATTTCTGCAGGTCAGATTGTTACGTTCGCTGGTGATCCGAATCAGTATGTTGTGGCAGCAGCGACCAGCAATCTGATTACTCTTGCAGCGCCCGGACTGCGTCAGGATCTGGCCGATGATACTGCCATCACAGTTGTTGGGGCCTTTACTGCAAATATGGCGTTTGATCGCAACGCGTTTCTGCTGGCATCCCGTACTCCGGCAATGCCGGAAGGTGGCGATAATGCTGATGATGTAATGAATGTTACGGACCCGATTTCAGGGATTACGTTCCAGATTGCACTGTATCGTCAGTATCGCCAGGTGCGCTATGAAGTTGGACTGGCATGGGGTGTTTCATCAGTGAAGCCGGCACATGGTTGTCTGATTCTTGGTTAAACATTCAAACGGGGCTTCGGCCCCATTTTTAATGGGGGGCATATGGCCGGATTAACTAAAGAGCAAAGAGCACAGCGTGAAGCCGCACAAAAAACGCAAATTGAGTTAGTGGTTATGGTGACCGATTATCAGATGTTTCCCGGCGCACCAACTATCGCTAATGTTCATCCTGATGAAGTTGACAACTGGAAGGCTATGGGCTGGAAAACTCAGGAGTAACACATGATCACTTACGTGACCTGTGATGACGTTGATAATGCGTTTGGGAACGCCTGGACGAGTGAGAACGCTAAAAATAAAGCTGTTTTAATGGCTAATGCCTGGCTTAATGGCTTCAACCTGAAAATTAACCCATCCCGTATTCCTGAAGAGGTAAAACTTGCGGGAGCATATGCAGCCAGAATTGCCTCATTCGGTAAGTTGTTTCAGCAGAAAAATGATTCTGGCGTTGTTATCAGTAAAGCCGTGTCGGCTGACGGGGTCAGTGTATCGAAATCATTTTCTGAGTTGCCAGCAAACAGCACTGCATTGCTTGAACCCGATTTACAGCTTGCGATAGCACTGCTGAAACCGTACGGACTTAGTCGCTCACAAGTCAGGGTTGTGAGGGGGGGATAATGGGGCTTCGTGAAGAGATTCAGTCAGAGGTTGCCGCTGCTTTTGATGAGGATTTAGCGGACGCCGTGAGTGATTTTTCTGGTTCTTACGTTACGCACCGGCACTGGGATCCTGTGACGGAAACTGGCGGCGAATCCACCGCAATCTATACCGGGCGAGGCGTGTTGACACGTTATAAGCTGGGCAGAATTGATGGGATTAATATTTTGCATGGTGACCTTAAATTAACCGCTCTGGTATGCGAGGTTACGGATAAACCAGCTGTCGACCATATTATTGAGATTTATGATCCTGTATCAAGGCAGTTACAACGATACGAGGTAATTACAGCAAGTGTAGATCCTTCCGCATCAGTTTACTCTATCCAGTTAAGGAGAGCGTAAATGGCAAAGGCATGGGATATAGAACCGTCAATATTTGCCGGGATGATTGAGGAAGATGTAGGGCTGAAGATTCGCTACATCGCTATTCAGATTCTTACTGCTATTGATATTGCTGCTCCGGTTGATACCGGACGTTTCAGAAATAACAACCTGGTGTCGTTACAGCATCCCGATTTTGGTATATCTGATAACGTGGATCCGAACGGTACGATTGCTGTTCAGCGTGGGATCGGGGTTATTTCGAAAGCTGCAAATTACGGGGTTATTTATATCCAGAATAACCTTCCTTATGCAGAGGCTCTTGAAAACGGTCATTCACAACAAGCGCCAACTGGCGTGTATGCCAACGCTTTTCATGGTGTTTTACAGGCTTACAAATGAAGTTTACTGAAATCAGAAATACGGTTATTTCCAGAATGACGGCACAGACGATTATTGATGGAAAAGACGTATTGTATCCGAACGGGCCAACGTTCGATCCTTCCGGTAAGTTAATCTGGGCGCGGTTAAGTAATATTCCCGGGCAGGCTGGAGTTAATGAAATTGGCGCGGGGCCGATTGTTTATCGCACGGGGATAATCATTATTCAGTTATTTGTCCCCGCAGGTTCTGGTTCAAAACTCATTACTGAGACAGCCGATAAATTGCGGGAACTGTTTGAGTTTCAGGATGACGATCGTCTCAGTTACCAGGCTGTTTCCTCAATAGCCGTTGGCGAAAAGAATGGCTGGTTCCAGCTTAATCTTCAAATTCCATATCGCGCGCTCTAGCGCAATTAATGACATAGGAGGCTCCTGTGAGTTCAGGTGCAAAGGTTATCTCGGCATTTATCCGGGAGACGGTTGCAGGCACTACGCCAGCAAGTGGTGACTGGAGTTTATTAAAACGCACAAGCTGGGGAGTAAAACCCACCCAGAATAAAGGCGAAAATAATGAGATTGGTGGCTCCCGGATGGCTCAGGGGGCGACGCCTGGCACTGTGGATGTCGGCGGTGATGTTGGTACCAAATTTCGCTGGGGTCAACATGATGATTTTCTTGCATCCTGTTTCGGCGCGGAATGGTCAGGCGATTCTCTGACAATGGGGAATGAGCGAATAACATTTTCTCTGGCGACCTATGCGTCCGATGTCGGAATTGCCTCTGTCGTCAGAGGAGCGCAGGTTGGCTCATGGAAAATGCAGATCCCTAACGACGGCGATATTACAGCGACCGTAACCTTTGCCGGACTGGACTGGGAATCAAAGGCCGATGATACGAATTTTATCAAAGGCGAACCTGTGGATAGTGCAGGAAAGCTACGTTATTCGTTTAAGGAGGTTTCAGCAGTAAGCCTGAATGGTGTTGCCGGAGGTAACGGTTTTTGTATCGACAGTTTTGATATTCAGTTCGATAACAAACTCCAGACACAGCGTTGTATCGGGACTGGCTCGCCTTATGCAGGAGCAAATATTCCGACTACTTTTACACCGTCCGGTACGGTGACGCTTTCATGGTCTAAAGCCGCGTGGGAAATCTGGAGTAAAACACTGACTGGAGAAACAGTTCCGTTCAGCTTCACGCTTTCGAATGGAGAGGGGGCATACACTTTCAGTTTCCCGAAGGTTCAGGTGTCAGGTGAATGGCCTGATGGGGGTAATAGCGACATTATCCAGGTTCAATTGAGCATTACCGCAGCAGATGAAGCACCTACGATAACCAGAAAAAAAAATTCCCCGGCTGCCGTGATCGCAAAAGCCAGTGCTGAGGCGATTAGTTGATTTTCCGTTATTCCTCCTGTGGTACTGCCCTACAGGGGGACGCATTGAATGAGGTTATGGATGTTTATTCTTAATCAGAAAATTATCATTGGTGGAGAACGCTGGTTTACGCCAATGAAGGACTTAAAACCTGTAGACGGGTTAAAACTGTTGGTGGCAAGCAGCGATAACGATCAGTATCGCTCCCGTAATGCATTAATCCGTCGCCACATTGAGAAAATGGATGCCAGTTTGCACGTCGGAACGAAGGAGTTTGATATTTCAAAGGTTTCCGAGGTGGATTCTGTTGATGATTTACTCATTGATAATGCCGCTCGTTATCTGCTGAAAGACTGGAAAGGGGTTGGTGAACTGGTTAATGGTGTTGAGGTTGCACTGGAATATACGGCAGAACGAGGGATCGCGCTGCTTAAGCAGAATCCAGAGTTGTACTGGCAGATCCTTGCAGAAGCAGCCAGCATCGCCCAGGGTAAAGAGCAGCAGAAGCAGGATACGATAAAAAAGCCATAGCTGCCCAGCGGTGGTTATCGGAGTTCGGGGGAGAAAGGGGGGAAAAGGCAAGATGGAAGCGAGAAAAACTCAGGTTGCCACCGATACCGGAACCAGAAATAGACCCGGTGCTTAAGGAGTTGTTGTACGCCTATTCGGTAATATCCCGTGCCCGACGTTATGCTGGAATGGCTGGGGTGCCTTTGCCTTTATCTCTGACAGAGATAAATGAATATTTAGCCACTCATCCGGTATTGATTGAGCGCGATGAATTTGAAGCAGTGATCTTTGCACTGGATGACCAGTATTTTCAGGAGCAGTGTGTGTAGTTGTTAATTACGTACACTCTGTTACAGAGATGTGATGGTGTCTTTAATTAAATCGATGATGCTCCTGGAGAAAAGCATTGCGTGGCCTCGTAATCGCTATATCTACTATTATGTCGCCTGAAACCCACTTCGCGGTGGGTTTTTTGTTGTCAGGAGTTTTAATAAATGGCAGAGCAAACCTCGCGTCTCGCAATAATTATTGATAGCACTGGAGCGAAAAATAATGCTGACAATCTGACCTCCTCATTAGTCAAAATGACGCAGGCTGGGGAAACTGCTGCAAATAGCGCAGGGAAAGTGACTAAGGCAACAGAAGATGAGAAGAACGCGCTCGCAAAATTAAAAGCAGCTATTGATCCAGTTGGTGCCGCAATTGATACTGTCGGTCGACGCTATTCTGAATTAAAGAAATTTTTCGATAAAGGGCTTATTGATAAAGAAGAATATGAATTTCTTGTCCGTAAACTTAATGAAACCACAGAGGAATTGAGCGGGGTTGCGCAAGCGCAGAGAGAAGCCGAGAAGGCCGGAAAACTTGCTGCCGCCCAGCAGGAAGCGCAGGCTCAGGCCTTTCAAAGAATGCTGGACAAGATCGACCCTCTGGCTGCGGCGCTAAGAAATCTTGAACAACAGCATGATGAACTTAATGCTGCGTTTGCATCCGGGAAAATAAATGGTTCTCAGTTTGAGAATTATAGCCGAAAAATACAGGAAACACGGCGAGAGCTTACCGGAGAGGCTCAGGCAGAGCGAGAAGCAGCAAAAGCGCATGATGAACAGGTTGTTGCTTTGCAACGTCTGATTGCTCAACTTGATCCTGTCGGAACTGCTTTTAATCGTCTGGTAGAACAACAGAAACAGCTCAATGAAGCAAAAGCTAAGGGGATGCTTTCTCCTGAAATGTATGAGGAGCTTTCTGGAAAACTTCGTGCTATGCGGAGTGAGCTTGAGGTTACTCAATCACAATTAAGCAAAACCGGAATGTCGGCAAAACAAACGGCTTTTGCTATGCGCATGTTGCCTGCACAAATGACGGATATTGTTGTTGGGTTGTCCACTGGTCAGTCGCCATTTATGGTGTTAATGCAGCAGGGCGGCCAGCTAAAAGATATGTTCGGTGGGATTGGCCCGGCGATCAAAGGTGTAGGTTCTTATGTGCTGGGATTAATTAATCCTTTTACCCTGGCCGCAGCAGCCGTTGGGGTCTTAGGACTGGCTTACTATAAAGGCTCTCAGGAGCAGGACGAATTTAATAAATCTCTTATTCTTACCGGAAATCAGTTGGGGACAACCAGCGGGCAATTGGGCGATATAGCTCAACGTGCCGGGAATGCGGCTGATTCGACAACTGGTGCTGCGGCGGCAGTATTAAATCAGCTTGTGCGTTCGGGAAAGGTAGCGAGCAGTTCGCTGGAGCAAGTGACGACAGCGATAGTAAAAACGAGCGAAGTAACAGGAATATCAACCGAACAACTGGTTAATGACTTCAATGAAATTGCAAAGGATCCTGTCAGTGCCATATCAAAACTTAATGATCAGTACCATTTTCTGACACTTGCGACTTATAACCAGATTAAGGCGCTACAGGATGAAGGGAACCAGCAGGAGGCCGCCCGCATTGCGACAGAAGAATACTCATCCTCAATGATCCAGCGCACCAACCAGATTAAAGAAAATCTTGGTTATCTTGAGACTGCATGGAAAGCTGTCGCAGACTCCGCAAAATGGGCATGGGATTCCATGCTGGATATTGGCCGTGAGGCCTCCCTTGATCAAAAAATCTCAGATGTTCTCCGTCAAATTGATGAAATAGAAAAAAATACCCGACCCGGAGTTTTCGGGTTAGGTGGCATTGGAGATGGCGGAGCTCAAAATAAAAGGCTGGCACGATTAAAGCAGCAATTGGGCGTACTTCAAGCAGAAAAAATTGCTCAGGACGTACTAAATTCATCAATAAACGATTACAACAAGCGACAACAGGAAGGAATTGAACTCAGACAGAGAGCAGATGCCTTTTCAAAACAATATCAGACCCGGGAGCAGCAGAGAGCTAGTGAACTTGCAAAACTGGAAAAGCTAAAGAATCAGTATTCAAAGGAAGAATATAATAATCTTATCGCTCAAATAAATGAGCGTTATAAAGATCCAAAGCAACCAAAGGCGAAAGGTTATTCTGATGATGCAGCCCAACGAATGATTGATCATCTGAATCAACAGAATGCGTTACTAAGTTCACAAGCTGAGTTGACCGTTAAATTAAGTTCCTCTGAACAGGAACTGGTTAAGTGGCGTCAGCGGATTGCCGACCTAGAGTCACGACCATCATCGAAATTAACCCAGGATCAGAAATCGCTTCTCTTACACCGGGAAGAAATAACCGCGTTGATGGAGAAAAATGTTGCGATTGAAAAGAATAACAGGCTAATCAAGGAATCCGCCGAAATAACAGCATGGCGTGATTCATTGCAGGCTTCGATTGATAATCGTCAGCAGGGGTATGATATTCAGATTGCTGGTTATGGGGTTGGCGATAAAAATCAGCAACGCCAGCAGGAATTACTGCGGATTGAACATGGATATAACAATCAGCGTCTGCAACTTGAACGTGACTATGCAGATAAATCCCGTGGAATGTCAGATCATGTTTTTCAAGAGAAAATGCAGGCTCTGAATGATGCTCTGGAACGGGAAAAAGAAATTGTCAGACAGAAAAACGAGCAGCTCGATATTCAGGCAGGAGACTGGGTTAGTGGTGCCTCCCAGGGATTCAATAACTGGCTGGATGACACTAAGGATATCAGTGAGCAGATAAAATCAACCACGACTCAGATGTTTGATGGGATGACCGATGCGCTGGGTGATTTTGTCACGACAGGCAAGGCAAATTTTCGTTCTTTCGCTACTTCCGTGATTTCGGATCTTAGTCGAATGGCATTAAAGGCTTCAATTACTGGGATTTTCGACAGCATTAGTAACAGTTCTTCTGGGGGGATTTTAGGAACTATCGGGAGTGCTATTAGTAAATTTATTCCGAATGCAAAGGGCGGTGTTTATGAGTCTCCGTCATTGAGCACGTATTCGAACGGTATTTATGATTCCCCGCAATTTTTTGCTTTTGCAAAAGGGGCTGGTGTTTTTGGTGAGGCTGGACCGGAAGCCATTATGCCATTAACACGAACTTCCGATGGTTCTCTTGGTGTCAGAGCTATTAATAGTAAAAGTGGTAATGGAGGCGGAGATATTACCTATGCCCCTGTATACCAAATCACTATTCAAAATGACGGCCAGAATGGAGAGATTGGCCCTCAGGCAATAAAAGCACTTATGGGGATGGTTGATCAGCGGGTGCAGGGCAATCTGTTAAATATGCGACGTGATGGGGGAATATTAAGTGGCTAATACGGAAGAATTTCACTGGTTACCAGAGGATGGAATGAAAACAGAAAATAAACCATCGATAAAAACTGTAAGATTTGGCGATGGTTATGAGCAACGAAGTCCAAATGGACTTAATCATTCTCTGCGCGTTTTCACCTGTGATTTCAAAGTTGAGGCGAATGAACGTGATTCATTTGAAAAATTTTTAGCCCGGCATGAAGGCTATAAATCTTTTTTTTGGCGCCCGCCGGGTATTAACAGAAAAATCAGAGTGGTGTGTCGAACGTGGTCAGCGACAGAACATATCACCTATACCGATTTTTCGTGTCAGTTTGACGAAGTGGTGATCTGATGCAGGACATACAACAGGAAACGCTGAATGAATGCATTCGTGCGGAGCAGTCGGCCAGCGTGGTGCTCTGGGAAATCGACCTGACCGAGGTAGGCGGGGATCGCTACTTTTTCTGTAATGAGCAGAACGAAAAAGGTGAGTCTGTCACCTGGCAGAGTCGGCAGTATCAGGCCTATCCCATTCAGGGGAGTGGATTTGAGATGAACGGCAAGGGCAGTGCTGCCCGTCCGACACTGACGGTCTCTAACCTGCACGGCATGATCACCGGGATGGCGGAAGATCTGCAGAGTCTGGTCGGCGGAACGGTGGTCCGGCGTAAGGTTTACGCCCGCTTTCTGGATGCGGTGAACTTCGTCAACGGAAACAGCGAAGCCGATCCGGAGCAGGAGGTGATCAGCCGCTGGCGCATCGAGCAGTGCAGCGAACTGAGCGCGGTCAGTGCCTCTTTTGTACTGTCCACGCCGACGGAAACGGACGGTGCCGTTTTTCCGGGACGTATCATGCTGGCCAACACCTGCACCTGGACCTATCGCGGTGATGAGTGCGGTTATCACGGTCCGGCGGTCGCGGATGAATATGATCAGCCGACGTCCGATATCACGAAGGATAAATGCAGCAAATGCCTGAGCGGCTGTAAGTTTCGCAATAACGTCGGCAACTTTGGCGGCTTCCTTTCCATTAACAAACTTTCGCAGTGAATCCCATGACAGAGACAGAATCAGCGATTCTGGCGCACGCCCGGCGATGTGCGCCAGCGGAGTCGTGCGGCTTCGTGGTGAGAACACCGGAGGGGGAAAGATATTTTCCCTGCGTGAATATCTCCGGTGAGCCGGAGGAGTATTTCCGGATGTCGCCGGAGGACTGGCTGCGGGCAGAGATGCAGGGTGAGATTGTGGCGCTGGTCCACAGCCACCCCGGTGGTCTGCCCTGGCTGAGTGAGACCGACCGGCGGCTGCAGGTGCAGAGTGATTTGCCGTGGTGGCTGGTTTGCCGGGGGGCGATTCACAAGTTCCGCTGTGTGCCACATCTCACCGGGCGGCGCTTTGAGCACGGGGTGACGGACTGTTACACGCTGTTCCGGGATGCTTACCATCTGGCGGGGATTGAGATGCCGGATTTTCATCGCGAGGATGACTGGTGGCGTCACGGTCAGAATCTCTATCTGGATAATCTGGAGGCCACAGGGCTGTATCAGGTGCCGTTGTCAGCGGCGCAGCCGGGCGATGTGCTGCTGTGCTGTTTTGGTTCATCGGTGCCGAATCATGCCGCCATTTACTGTGGTGACAGCGAGCTGCTGCACCATATTCCTGAACAACTGAGCAAACGAGAGAGGTACACCGACAAATGGCAGCGACGCACACACTCCCTCTGGCGTCACCGGGCATGGCACGCATCTGCCTTTACGGGGATTTACAACGATTTGGCCGCCGCATCGACCTTCGAGTGAAAACGGGGTCCGAAGCCATCCGGGCGCTGGCCATGCAGATCCCGGCGTTTCGTCAGAAACTGAGCGACGGCTGGTACCAGGTACGCATTGCCGGGCGTGATGCCGGTGAAACCGAATTGTCTGCCCGTCTTAATGAGCCGCTGGCAAATGGTGCCGTGATCCACATCGTGCCGCGTCTGGCGGGAGCTAAAAGTGGCGGTGTGTTTCAGGTGGTGCTGGGGGCGGCTCTGATTGCGGTGGCATGGTGGAACCCTGTGGGCTGGCTGGGTGCCGCGGCTGTATCGGGCATGTATGCGGCAGGGGCCAGTATGATCCTGGGCGGAGTGGCGCAGATGCTGGCACCGAAAGCCAGGACGCCCACGGCAGCAAGTACAGATAACGGCAAACAGAACACCTATTTCTCCTCACTGGATAACATGGTTGCCCAGGGCAATGTTCTGCCCGTTCTGTACGGTGAAATGCGCGTGGGGTCGCGGGTGGTCTCTCAGGAGATCAGCACGGCAGACGAAGGGGATGGTGGTCAGGTTGTGGTGATTGGTCGCTGATGCAAAACATTTTATGTGAAACCGCCTGCGGGCGGTTTTGTCGTTTATGGAGCGTGATGAATGGGTAAAGGCAGCAGTAAGGGGCATACCCCGCGCGAAGCGAAGGACAACCTGAAATCCACGCAGTTGCTGAGTGTGATTGATGCCATCAGTGAAGGGCCGATTGAAGGTCCGGTGGATGGATTAAAAAGCGTGCTGCTGAACAGTACGCCGGTGCTGGACAGTGAGGGGAATACCAACATCGTCGGTGTCACGGTGGTGTTCCGGGCTGGTGAGCAGGAGCAGACTCCGCCGGAGGGATTTGAATCCTCCGGCTCCGAGACGGTGCTGGGTACGGAAGTGAAATACGACACGCCGATCACCCGCACCATCACGTCGGCAAACATCGACCGACTGCGCTTTACCTTCGGTGTGCAGGCACTGGTGGAAACCACCTCAAAGGGGGACCGGAATCCGTCGGAAGTTCGCCTGCTGGTTCAGATACAACGTAACGGTGGCTGGGTGACGGAAAAAGACATCACCATTAAGGGCAAAACCACCTCGCAGTATCTGGCCTCGGTGGTGGTGGATAACCTGCCGCCGCGCCCGTTTAATATCCGGATGCGCAGAATGACGCCGGACAGCACCACAGACCAGCTGCAGAACAAAACGCTCTGGTCGTCATACACCGAAATCATCGATGTGAAACAGTGCTACCCGAACACGGCACTGGTCGGCGTGCAGGTGGATTCGGAGCAGTTCGGCAGCCAGCAGGTGAGCCGTAATTATCATCTGCGCGGGCGCATTCTGCAGGTGCCGTCGAACTATAACCCGCAGACGCGGCAATACAGCGGTATCTGGGACGGAACGTTTAAGCCAGCATACAGCAACAACATGGCCTGGTGTCTGTGGGATATGCTGACCCATCCGCGCTACGGCATGGGGAAACGTCTTGGTGCGGCGGATGTGGACAAATGGGCGCTGTATGTCATCGGCCAGCATTGCGATCAGTCGGTGCCGGACGGTTTTGGCGGCACGGAGCCGCGCATCACCTGTAATGCGTACCTGACCACACAGCGCAAGGCGTGGGATGTGCTCAGTGATTTCTGCTCTGCGATGCGCTGTATGCCGGTATGGAACGGGCAGACGCTGACGTTCGTGCAGGACCGACCGTCGGATAAGGTGTGGACCTATAACCGCAGTAATGTGGTGATGCCGGATGATGGTGCGCCGTTCCGCTACAGCTTCAGCGCCCTGAAGGACCGCCATAATGCCGTTGAGGTGAACTGGACTGACCCGAATAACGGCTGGGAGACGGCGACAGAGCTTGTGGAGGACACGCAGGCCATTGCCCGTTACGGTCGTAACGTCACGAAGATGGATGCTTTTGGCTGTACCAGCCGGGGGCAGGCACACCGCGCCGGGCTGTGGCTGATTAAAACAGAACTGCTGGAAACGCAGACCGTGGACTTCAGCGTGGGTGCCGAAGGGCTTCGCCATGTACCGGGCGATGTCATTGAAATCTGCGATGATGACTATGCCGGTATCCGCACCGGCGGGCGCGTGCTGGCGGTAAACAGCCAGACCCGGACGCTGACGCTCGACCGTGAAATCACGCTGCCATCTTCCGGCACCACGCTGATAAGCCTGGTTGACGGGCAGGGGAGTCCGGTCAGCGTGGAGGTTCAGTCCGTCACCGACGGCGTGAAGGTGAAAGTGAGCCGTGTTCCTGACGGCGTTGCTGAATACAGCGTATGGGGGCTGAAGCTGCCGACGTTGCGCCAGCGCCTGTTCCGCTGCGTGAGTATCCGTGAGAACGACGACGGCACGTATGCCATCACCGCCGTGCAGCATGTACCGGAAAAAGAGGCCATCGTGGATAACGGGGCGCACTTTGACGGCGACCAGAGCGGCACGGTAAATGGTGTCACGCCGCCAGCGGTGCAGCACCTGACCGCAGAAGTCACCGCAGACAGCGGGGAATACCAGGTGCTGGCCCGCTGGGACACGCCGAAGGTGGTGAAGGGCGTGAGCTTCCTGCTTCGCCTGACCGTGGCAGCGGATGACGGCCGTGAGCGGCTGGTCAGCACGGCCCGGACGACGGAAACCACTTACCGCTTCACACAACTGGCTCTGGGGAACTACAGGCTGACAGTCCGGGCAGTAAATGCGTGGGGGCAGCAGGGCGATCCGGCGTCGGTATCGTTCCGGATTGCCGCACCGGCAGCGCCGTCGCGGATTGAGCTGACGCCGGGCTATTTTCAGATAACCGCCACGCCGCATCTTGCGGTTTATGACCCGACGGTACAGTTTGAGTTCTGGTTCTCGGAAAAACGGATTGCGGATATCAGGCAGGTTGAAACCAGCGCGCGTTATCTTGGTACGGCACTGTACTGGATAGCCGCCAGTATCAATATCAAACCGGGCCATGATTATTATTTTTACGTTCGCAGTGTGAACACCGTTGGCAAATCGGCATTCGTGGAGGCTGTCGGTCAGCCGAGTGATGATGCATCAGGCTATCTGGATTTTTTCAAAGGCGAGATAGGGAAAACCCATCTGGCTCAGGAGCTGTGGACGCAGATTGATAACGGTCAGCTTGCGCCTGACCTGGCTGAAATCAGGACGTCCATTACGGATGTCAGCAATGAAATCACACAGACCGTCAATAAGAAACTGGAAGACCAGAGTGCAGCGATCCAGCAGATACAGAAGGTTCAGGTTGATACAAATAATAATCTGAACAGCATGTGGGCTGTGAAGCTGCAACAGATGAAGGACGGACGCCTTTATATTGCGGGTATCGGTGCCGGTATTGAGAATACGCCAGCAGGAATGCAGAGTCAGGTGCTGCTGGCGGCAGACAGGATTGCGATGATTAATCCTGCGAATGGCAACACAAAACCGATGTTTGTTGGTCAGGGTGATCAGATATTCATGAATGAAGTGTTCCTGAAGCGCCTGACGGCCCCCACCATTACCAGCGGCGGCAATCCTCCGGCCTTTTCCCTGACACCGGACGGAAAGCTGACCGCTAAAAATGCGGATATCAGTGGCAGTGTGAATGCGAACTCCGGGACGCTCAACAACGTTACGATAAATGAGAACTGTCAGATTAAAGGGAAACTGTCAGCCAACCAGATTGAAGGCGATATTGTCAAAACAGTGGGTAAGGCTTTCCCGCGGGACTCCCGTGCACCGGAGCGGTGGCCATCAGGAACCATTACCGTCAGGATTTATGACGATCAGCCGTTTGACCGGCAGATTGTTATTCCGGCGGTGGCATTCAGCGGTGCTAAACATGAGAGAGAGCATACTGATATTTACTCCTCATGCCGCCTGATAGTGAAGAAAAATGGTGCTGAAATTTATAACCGTACCGCGCTGGATAATACGCTGATTTACAGTGGTGTTATTGATATGCCAGCTGGTCACGGCCACATGACGCTGGAGTTTTCGGTGTCAGCATGGCTGGTAAATGACTGGTATCCCACAGCAAGTATCAGCGATTTGCTGGTTGTGGTGATGAAGAAAGCCACCGCAGGCATCAGTATCAGCTGAATTTTATAACCCATATACGGGCGCCAGAAATGGCGCCTTTTTTATTGCAGAAAAGCGAGAGGTAATTATGCGTAAAGTTTGTGCAGCCATTTTGTCCGCAGCCATCTGTCTGGCCGTATCCGGTGCGCCTGCATGGGCGTCTGAGCAGCAGGCCACACTGAGCGCAGGGTATCTTCATGCCCGTACGAACGCTCCCGGCAGCGATAATCTGAACGGGATTAACGTGAAATACCGTTATGAGTTTACGGACACGCTGGGGCTGATTACGTCATTCAGTTATGCCAACGCTGAAGATGAGCAAAAAACGCATTACAGCGATACCCGCTGGCATGAGGATTCCGTGCGTAATCGCTGGTTCAGCGTGATGGCGGGGCCGTCTGTGCGCGTGAATGAATGGTTCAGCGCGTATGCGATGGCGGGTATGGCTTACAGCCGTGTGTCGACTTTCTCCGGGGATTATATCCGCGTAACTGACAACAAGGGGAAAACGCACGATGTGCTGACCGGAAGTGATGACGGTCGCCACAGCAACACGTCTCTGGCGTGGGGAGCTGGCGTGCAGTTTAACCCGACCGAATCCGTGGCCGTTGACGTCGCTTATGAAGGCTCCGGCAGCGGTGACTGGCGTACCAACAGTTTCATCGTTGGTGTCGGTTATAAATTCTGATTAGCCAGGTAACACAGTGTTATGACAGCCCGCCGGTTCAGGCGGGCTTTTTTGTGGGGGGAATATGGCAGTACGGATTTCAGGTGTACTGAAAGATGGCGCAGGTAAGCCGATACAAAACTGCACCATTCAGCTAAAGGCCAGGCGCAACAGCACCACGGTGGTGGTGAACACAGTGGCCTCAGAAAACCCGGATGAAGCCGGGCGTTACACAATGGACGTCGAGTATGGTCAGTACAGCGTCAGTCTGTTGGTGGAGGGATTCCCGCCGTCACACGCCGGGATTATCACCGTATATGAGGACTCAAAGCCGGGCACACTGAATGATTTCCTCGGTGCAATGACGGAGGATGATGTCCGGCCAGAGGCACTGCGCCGTTTTGAACTGATGGTGGAAGAGGTGGCGCGTAACGCGTCCGCAGTGGCACAGAACACGGCAGCCGCGAAGAAGTCAGCCGGCGATGCCGGCACATCTGCCCGTGAGGCGGCAACCCATGCGACTGATGCTGCAGGCTCAGCACGCGCAGCCAGCACGTCAGCCGGACAGGCCGCTTCGTCGGCTCAGTCAGCGTCTTCCAGCGCAGGAACGGCATCAACAAAGGCCACTGAAGCATCGAAAAGTGCTGCTGCTGCAGAGTCCTCAAAAAGCGCGGCAGCTACCAGTGCCAGTGCCGCGAAAACGTCAGAAACGAATGCGGCAGCGTCACAAAAATCTGCAGCCACTTCTGCATCCGCCGCGACCACGAAGGCGTCAGAAGCTGCCACCTCAGCCCGGGATGCGGCGGCCTCAAAAGAGGCAGCGAAATCATCAGAAACGAACGCATCATCAAGCGCCAGTAGTGCCGCTTCCTCGGCAACGGCGGCAGCAAATTCTGCGAAGGCGGCAAAAACGTCCGAGACGAACGCTAAGTCTTCTGAAACGGCAGCGGGACAGAGTGCCTCAGCTGCGGCAGGCTCAAAAACAGCGGCTGCATCATCTGCCAGTGCCGCGTCAACAAGTGCCGGGCAGGCCTCAGCCAGTGCTAGCGCCGCCGGAAAATCGGCAGAAAGCGCCGCATCGTCCGCTTCAACAGCCACAACGAAGGCTGGCGAAGCCACTGAACAGGCCAGTGCAGCAGCGAGGTCTGCTTCCGCAGCGAAGACATCCGAGACGAACGCGAAAGCGTCGGAAACCAGCGCAGAATCCTCAAAAACGGCTGCCGCATCGTCCGCCAGTTCGGCGGCGTCATCGGCATCATCGGCGTCTGCTTCAAAAGATGAGGCGACCAGACAAGCATCCGCAGCGAAGGGCAGCGCCACGACAGCATCCACGAAGGCGACAGAGGCTGCTGGCAGTGCGGCAGCGGCAGCACAGAGCAAAAGTACGGCAGAATCCGCAGCAACGCGCGCTGAGACAGCGGCAAAACGTGCAGAGGATATTGCATCCGCCGTGGCGCTTGAGGATGCGAGCACGACGAAAAAGGGGATAGTACAGCTCAGCAGCGCGACCAACAGCACGTCTGAAACGCTGGCGGCAACGCCAAAGGCAGTAAAAGCAGCCTATGACAATGCAGAGAAACGTCTGCAGAAAGACCAGAACGGTGCTGATATTCCCGACAAGGACCGCTTCCTGAGTAACATTAATGTTTACAGCAAAGGTGAAGTGGATCAGAAAAAGGGGATGCGATACGTTGTGGTAAATGCCCCGGCGGGTGTCCAGGAAGGTAAATATTATCCGTTAGTGATAAAAAGGAATGACAGCCATCGGGCATCCCGCGTTGTCATTTCAACGCCAAGTCGCTCAGCTAATCACAGAATGAATAATTGTGAGTTTAATGGTTTTGTTTGCGCAGGCGGCTGGACGGACCGGGGTAGCTATGCCTGTGGTATGTTCTGGGCTTATTCAACATCGGAACGCGCTATTCATTCCATTCTGATGAGTAATAAAGGCGATACCGTAGACAGCGTATTCTATATAGAAGGTGGGGCATTTCCCGTAGAGGTCTTTTTAGAAGAAGGTCTCTCCGTTACTGCACCTGCTTCTGATTATATTGTTGCTGAAACGACTTATAAATTTGGCGCAACTGATCCTTATTCTGAATCAGTTGCGGTAAATTTAATTTTAGATTTTAAACAAGGTAATGGATTTTATAGTTCGTATCCTGTTTTGAGTAAGTCAGACATTAGCGGGAATAAGATTTACGCTAATGATGAAGTTATTGTCCGTAGTCAGAACGCGTTAAGGATGATTGCAGGTGATTACGGTGTCATATGGCGAAATGATGGAGCAAATACTTACTTGCTCATGACTGATAAAGGCGACCAGTACGGTGGCTGGAACGGTCTTCGACCATTTGCAGTAAATAACGCAACAGGTGAAGTGACGATCAATACACCACTTAATTCTCCTAAGGGGATTAAGGGAAATTCTGATACAGCTACGAAACTTCAGACAGCAATAAAAATATCTGGTGTTTCGTTTGATGGTTCTACTGATATCACTTTAACCGCTGCGCATGTTGCTGCTTTTGCCAGAAGAGCAACGGATACGTATGCCGATGCGGATGGGGGCGTTCCATGGAATGCCGAATCAGGCGCTTACAATGTCACCCGCTCTGGCGACAGCTATATT